GCTATCTATGATATTGCACAAACATTTGACGAGAGAGACATCCCTCCAACAGATCGTTTCTGTGTATTACCACCTGCTGAGTACTACAAACTTGCTGAGTCTGCTACAAGAACTGTAGATGTTGACTTCAACCCAGGTGGCAATGGTTCGTTTGCTTCTGGTCGTGTGCAAATGGTTGCAGGTATTCCTGTAATGATGAGTAACAACGTACCTCAGTCAAACGTTTCAGGTGAAGTTACTGGTACAAATAACAGCTATGCTGGTGACGATAGTAAAACTATTGGTCTTGTATTCCATAAGTCTGCTGTAGGAACAGTTAAGCTAATGGACATGACAACTGAGATCAGTGGTCAGGACTACGGTATTATGTATCAAGGTACATTGATGGTTGCTAAATATGCTCTTGGTCACGGTATTCTCCGTCCAGAGTGTGCAGCAGCAATCAAGCTATCTGCTTCTTAATTCACATAAAAGGGTACTCAGTAATGGGTACTCTTTTCCTACTATTTGGAGAACACTATGGCTTACGGAAAGATGATGAAGAAGAAAAAAAAGAAAAAGATGGGTGGTAGAGAATCACTTAAAATAAAAAAGTACTAAACCATGACTGTAGCTGCAAGCACTGAACTAGAAGCTATTAACATTATGTTGGCTTCTATTGGGGAAGCTCCCATAAATACTTTGACAGGTACTTTACCTGTTGATGCAAAACTGGCACAGAATACTCTGTCAGAAATCAACAAGGAAGTTCAATCAGAAGGTTGGTCTTTTAATACAGAGATTGATGTTGTTCTGACCAGAGATTCTAGTAACAATATTAATCTTGCAGCTAATGTCATTAGTGCTGATCCTAATATTCATTATCATCCTGATGTTGATGCAATTCAAAGGGGTCTTAAGTTTTACGATAGAAAAAAACATACCTTTGAATTTGAGGCAGATCTTAAAAGTACTGTTGTATTCTTGAGAGATTTTGATGAGATACCAGAACCTGCCAGAAGATATATAACAATCAAAGCTTCCAGAGTATTTGTTGATAGGTTGGTAGGTGATGAAGGGTTAAGATCTTTCAGTCAACAGGACGAAGTGAGAGCTAGAGCTATACTGATGGAAACAGACTTGGAGAATGGAGATCATAATTTATTAAGAGGAGATCCATCATTAACCAGTGTGTTTGATACATACAGTCCTTCTAGAGCTTTAATAAGGTAACTATGGCAATAGTATCAAGAGCAATTCCTACTTTGCTCAGAGGAGTTTCACAAGCTTCTGACTCTACAAAACAACCAGACCATGCTGATATACAGGACAATGCTGACAGCAGTCCTGTGCAGGGTTTACAGAAGCGTAGTGGTACTCAATACTTAGCAACTCTTAGCAGCTTTCCTACTGATAGTAATGTTCATATTCATACGATAAATAGAGATACAACAGAAAGATATGTTTCAGTATTTACTAATGGTGCTATCAAAGTTTATGAGATTGACGGAACTTTAAAAACTGTTAACACACCTGATGGTACTACTTACTTAGCAACATCAAATCCAAGAAGTGAAATAAAAACTGTAACTATTGCTGACTTTACCTTTGTTGTTAATACATCAAAAGTTATTGCAATGGACTCTACTCCAAGTGGAGGAACACAAACACAGGCAATAGTATTTTTTAATCAGGTATCAGATAAAACTAGTTATACCGTTACTGTGAACAGCACTACAGCTACGCATGATACAAGTAGCGATAATCCTTTAAGTACGACAACTGTAGCGACAAAAATAAAAGATAAATTATTAGCTGCTAATGGTGAGTCGCCTACATCAGGTTCTGCTCTATCTGGTTTTACTATTGATCAAAACGGACCTGTTTTATATATAAGAAAAAATGATTCCAGTACATTTACTGTTGATAGTAATGACACTCAAGGTAATACACAAATAACTACAGTAAAAGATTCAGTACAAAGGTTTTCTGATCTTCCAACAGTTTCACCTAATAACTATGTTGTTGAAGTGAAAGGTGATGATAATACAAATTTTGATAATTACTTCGTTAAATTTGTCACTAATAACGGTGGAGCATTTGAAGAAGGACAGTGGGAAGAAACTCTTAAACCAGGAATAAAATTTAAGTTTGATTATGACACCATGCCCCATGTCTTGATTAGACAATCAGACGGTAATTTTATTTTTGCAAGAGTTGATGGAGGCACTTATACCGTTAGTGGAACTACTTTTACTTTACCGTTATGGGGAGAACGTACTGTTGGTGATTTAGAAACAGCACCCAACCCTAGTTTTGTTGATAATAAGATTAATAATGTTCTGTTCTTTAGAAATAGATTAGGTTTCTTATCTGATGATAATGTAATACTGTCTCGTGTATCAGAGTTTTTTAACTTCTTTCCCGAAACAGTAACGACTGTAATTGATTCTGATCCTATAGATGTAGCAGCTTCTCATACAAAGGTTTCAATACTGAAGCATGCCAAAACAATGGGTCAGGAACTTATATTGTTTTCAGATCAAACACAGTTTGTGTTGTCATCTTCTTCTGACGCTTTGACACCAAAAACAGCAAACGTAAACGTGGCAACTGAATTTGAAAATGATACTAATAGTGTTCCTGTATCAAGTGGAAGAAGTATTTATTTTCTTATAAAAAAAGGATTATTTGCAGGTGTAAGAGAATATGTAACGATGGAAGATCTAACGATAAAAGAAGCAGCAGATATAACTATTCATGTACCTAAATACATACCTAGCAATATATTTAAAATGGCAGTCTCTACAAATGAGGATGTTCTTGTTCTTTTAGGTAGCGACAATCCAAATAAGCTTTATATCAACAGATGGTTGTATGGAGATAGAGGACAGAAGATATTAAACGCTTGGTCTACTTTTATTTTAAATAGCAGTAAGACAATATTAAATGTAGATTTTATTGATACTGATTTATTTATGGTCGTCAGGAATAGTAATAATGTTACCTCTATAGAAAAGCTACCATTTGAATCTAACTTTACAGAGACTAATGCAGACTTTGAATTTCATCTGGATCATAAATTAACAGAAGCTTCTACTGGTGTATCTGTAGCTTATGTAGCTAGTACAAATACAACAACTTGGACTTTACCCTATAGAACTTATGCACAGATGGCTGTAGTAGGTAGACATCTGGCATCAGGTGAAACCAGTACATTTATCTCTGCACCCAATACAAGTGCCACAACATTAGGTGCTGGACAGGTTATTAGTACCACAACAACTAATACTGATGGTTCTACTTTAACTGTCTCAGCTATAGGTGATTACAGATTATCAAAGGTTATTATTGGTGAACCTTTTGAAATGCACTATAGATTCTCTGCTCAACGATTAACAGAACAAGTACCAGGTGGTAGTGCTGGTGGTGAATTTATCAGTGGTCGTTTACAACTGCATCATTTCTACATCAAGTTTGAAAATACAGGATTCTTTAAAGTAGAAGTAACACCAGAAAATAGAGATACATCCACTCATAAATTTACAGGTAATTTATTAGGTGCTGCTTCTAGTACCATAGGTTCTGTAAATCTTGAAACAGGAACATTTAGAGTTCCTATAATGAGTAGAGCAGATAGGGTTGATATTGATATAAAGAATAGTACTTTCCTACCAACAAAATTAAACAGTGCTGAATATGAGGCAAGATTCCATATGAGAAGTAGGAGGGTGTAGATGGGGCATTTAAGAAAAGCTAGTTTACAAGACCTTAGATATGTTGCTAAGAATATGAGAGAAGTAGATAAGATAGAAGCTTTCTACCAATCAGGACAAGAACCTCTACAAGCCCTTCAGTTAACTTATATGTGCAGCAAGGTAAATATGGCTATAGCTGATGATAATGATCAACCTATGGGTCTTTGTGGGGTGGTAGATGGTGGTGTTATATGGATGGTTTCTACAGATAAGTTGTTTGAAAATAACAAATATAAAATACAACTAATAAGAAAAGGTCGAAAATGGGTCGATAACCTGTTGAAAAATTACAAAATCCTATATAATTTTGTATATGCAGAGAATGATTCTGCTATCAAGTGGTTGAAAGCTCTTGGGTTTACTTTTATTCAATATCACGAACACTACGGTATGCAGGGTAAACCATTCTACGAATTTCTGAGGATCGCATAGATGTGTGTATTTGCTGCACCTGCTGCTGGAGCCGCCGCTGGAGCCGCTGGAGGTGCTGGCCTATTTGGTTTGGGTGCAACTGCTAGTAATTATTTTCTTGCATCTTTAGGTCTTAACTTGGCTTCTGGTCTTGCACAGAGATCTGCTGCACAGTCAGCAGCAAACCAGACTTATCAATCATCCTTAATAGCACAAAGATCAGCAGAAGAATCTTTTGCCAGACAACAAGAAGCTACAGCAGCACAGTTAAAAGAAACAAGAGCTTCATCGGCACAAAAAAAGTTAGCAGCAACCATAAGGGGATTACAAGCTCAAGGTACTACAAGGGCTTCAGAACGAGCAGGTCTTACAGTAGGTCTTTTATTACAAGATCAGGAAAGACAATCTGCTAACTTAAGAGAATCTATCAACCAAGCTTTGGACTCAGCAACAAGACAATACAGCAGAAATGTACAGGGGTTAGAAGCTCAAAGAGATGACAGACAAAACAGACTGCAAAGTAATATTAATCAGGCTTATAGTCAAATCCCTTCTCTTGGATCAGTTCTTCTAAATACTGCCGTATCAGGTCTTAGCTCTTATGCTGGACTTACAGGAGGGTTAGGTGGAGTTACCTCAGCAAGTGTTGGACCACGAGCTAGTTATCTTACTACTGGTAGTTCTCTTGGTATCGCTTAATTATGACTAACAGTTTTCAAAGTACAGCTTTTAGAGGATCTGCAAGACCTGTAGATACTTTTGTAGCTCCCCCTAGTGTTCAACCTAA